ATGGCAAAACACAAAACGACGCCCGGTACGAGGCAGATGGTGAAGGTTGTCGGCGATCTGATCCAGCAATTCGCCAGGCAGGAGATGAAGGGTCAGATCTCGGTCACAGATTTCTTACGCCTGCTGAGCGTGTTCAAAGAACTGGACGCGCAACGGGGAGTCAGGGAGGTTCGGGTGAAATGGGTCGGACGCGAAAAGACGCAAGCTTGAACCTCGACATCGAATACGATCCGCTTCCGTCGCAGGCGAAGTTCCACGATTCGGAGGCGCGCTTCAAGGGTTTTTCGGGACCGATCGGTTCCGGTAAGAGCCAGGCGCTGTGCCACGAGGCGATCCGCTTGGCGTTTGAAAATCCCGGCCGGATGGGGCTGATCGGGGCGCCGACGTATCCGATGCTGCGGGATTCGACGCAGCGCGCGGTGCTGGAGGTTTTGGCAGAAAACGATATCGAGTACGAGTTCAACAAGAGCACGAACGAGATCACGGTGAAGTACGCGGATTCGAAAATCGCGTTCCGGTCGCTGGACGATTACGAGCGGCTGCGCGGCACGAATCTGGCGTGGTTCGGGGTGGACGAGCTGACGTACTGCCCGGAGGAGGCGTGGCTGCGGTTGGAAGGCAGGCTGCGCGATCCCAAGGCGTCGCGGTTGTCCGGATTCGCGGTCTGGACCCCGAAAGGGTTCGATTGGGTTTACGAGCGGTTCATCGCTAACTGCGTCGCGGGGTACGAGACGGTGCAGGCGAAGCCGTACGAGAACCGGTACGTGCTCGACCGGGTGCCGGATTTTTACGACCGGCTGAAAGGGAGTTACGACGAGCGGTTTTTCCGGCAGGAGGTGCTCGGCGAGTACCTCGACATGGCGGCGGGGCGTGTGTACTACCAGTTCAACCGGTCGAAGCACCTGGCGACCCGCGAGCTGGAGGAATCGGAGCCGCTGCTCTGGGCGCTGGATTTCAACGTCAGCCCCATGTCGTCGGTGGTGGTTCAGGTGATACGCGGAACGGTTTGGGTTCACGACGAGATCGTTTTGGGGCGCGCCAGTACGGAAGACGCGTGCCAGGAGTTCACCAGCCGTTTCGGGCCGCATCGAGCCGGCGTGACGATTTACGGCGATGCGAGCGGATATCACATGCAGAGTGGCGGGAGCACGGATTACGCGATTATCAGCGCGTATCTGGGCGCTCGCGGGTATTCGTATGCGCGGCGGGTGCCCAAGAGCAACCCTGCGGTGCGCGATCGGGTGAGCGTGATGAACGCCATGCTGGAGAGCGCCGATGGCGGGATGCGGTTGTTCGTCAACCCGCGATGCAGAGAGTTGATCAAAGATCTCGAGCAGGTCGTTTACCTGCCCGACAGCGCGATTATCGACAAACAGCGCGACCCGCGGCGCACGCATTTAAGCGACGCGCTCGGGTACCTGGTCTGGCAGGAGTGCAGGCCGGAATTGGCGCAATGGAATGAACGGCGCGGGCGATTGTTCTGAGCCGGAGAGAGACACGGATAGGAGAGCTTGTGTTTGAGATTGATCGAGAACATCCTGAATATGTGGCCGGAAAGGCCGCGCGTCAGATGTACCGGGACCTGTACGCCGGCGGCGACCAGCTGAAGCGCAACGCCTCGGCTTATCTGGCCCGTCGGCTCCGGGAGCAGCCCGACTTATATGCCGAGCGCCTGAGCTCGGCGTTTTACGAGAACTACATCGGGTCGATTATCGACTGGTATGCGGCGACGGTATTTCGCCGGGAGCCGGCGATCTCGTTCGAAGGACCGAATGAAAGCGCGAAGAAGTTCTTCTACGAGTTCACGAACGATTGCGACCGGCGCGGGACCGATTTGACCGATTTTCTGCGGGCGTGCCTGGTCGATGCGTTAGTCGAAGGCACGACTTATGTGCTAGCCGACTTTCCCCGGGCGCAGGAGCCGGCAGGAAACCGGGCGGAAGAGGATGCGACGGGTCGTTCCCGGGCGTACCTCTCGCGATTTACCGCCGATGAGGTCATCAACTGGTCGTATGACGACGACGGGAGATTCGAATGGGTTGTGATCCGGACCGCAGAACTGCGGACGCCGTCGGCGGTATCAGGCAAGTGGGAAACCGAGACCCAGTGGATTTACTTCGACACCGAGAATTTCCGCAGGTACCGTCGAACCGGTCATGACAGCCGGGTGGAGCTAATCGATTCCGGCAGGCATGGGATGTCGAAACAGAAATGTGTTCCGCTGTTCCGGTTGGAATTGCAGGAGGGGCTCTGGCTTATGAACAAGGCCGGACTTCTGCAGCTCGAGCACTTCAATAAATCGAACGCGCTTTCCTGGGCGCTGACGATGGGGCTCTTCGCGATGCCAGTGGTCTATTCCGAACGTAAATTCACCGAGATCCTTGGTGAGTCGTACTACATCCAGCTCGGCCCGGGCGACAAGTTCGGGTGGGCGGAGCCTGAAGGCAAGGTTTATCAAGTCGCAGCGGACAATCTGCAGCGGTTGCAGGAGGAGATCTACCGGGTCTGCTATCTGACGCAGGCTGGAGGATCGCTTTCGCACCTGGCGCAATCGGGCCTGAGCAAACAGCGGGATTTCTCGATCACGCAGGAGGTGCTGCGCGCTTATGGAGACACGGTGAAGGACCTGATCAGGCGGGTGCTGAATGCAATCGAAGCCGCACGCGAAGACGGACTGCAGGTGTATGTCTCCGGAATGGACGAGTTCGACATCGGCGATTTTTCGAGCGAGCTGGACGATGCGCAGAAGTTGCTCGCGCTCGGCATCGACTCGCCGACTTTGAAGAAGCAGATCTTCAAGAAACTCGCACTCAAGTACCTCTGCGATGCCCGGCAGGACATAAAGGGGCAGATCGCAGCGGAAATCGATAAATGAGGAAGCTATGGACCAAGAGGGAGTAGATGTGGTCTCGATCATCCGGCAGGCGATCACCGAATTCGCCAAGTCGGAACAGTCGAAGGCCGAGCCGGCCTACAAGGCCGAGCTGATCGAAGAACGGCGGCGGCGGGAACAGCTCGAACGGCAGGTGAATCAGCTGGTCGAGGAGAACCGGCACAGCCGCATGCAGGCCGAGGAGGCCGAACGCGGAAGCGTCATTCGGGCCGAGTTGCAGAAGCTTGGAGTTTCCAAGATCGACCTGGCGTTTCGTGCTGTTAAGGATGACGTAGTGCGCACCGAGGATGGCCGGCTGGTCGCTCGCGGCGACAGCGGCGAGGTCGGGCTGCGGGATTATCTCACGCACTTCGTGAGTGAGAACCCGGAGCTCTTGCCTGCGCGGATGGCGGGCGGGAGCGGGGCTGTGAGCGGTGCGCGAACTCCGGCACAGCCCGGCATCGACCTGGATAAGATCCGGCCCGGCATGCCGGCCGAGGAGATGGATCGAATCCGGCAGGAGATTTCACGAGTGGCGTCGCAGACGCTGCGCGGAATGTAAGCGCCACCGGCGGCGCATCGAGCAGTCAACGTGGGGCAGACACCCGGCCTAGGCCGCGGGCTGCCCCACTTTCATTTAGGAGAGAAAGAATCAGATGGCGATTATTACTTCGGCGAATGTCGCGAACGCGATTGTCAAGCTGGTGGCGGTGGATGCGCTGCCCGCGTTGATGGGGAACCTCGTTATGGGTAACCTCGTGAACCGCGACTATGAGCCTACCCTGGCACAGGCGGGTGACACCGTCAACGTGCCGATTCCCCCGACACTGGTCGCAAACAACCTGGCGGAGGGCGGTACCGTTCAAACCCAGAATCCGAACATCGGAAACGCGCAGATCGTGCTTAACACGCATGCCGAAGCGACGTTCCAGATTCCGGATGTCACGAAGGTTCTGGCCGTTCCCGATCTGCTGCGCATTTACATGCAGCCGGCGGTCGTAGCACTGGCCGAGCGGATCGAGGTCGATCTGCTGAACCTGTATTCGCAGTTCACGGCGAACTCCCCAGTCGGCGTGGCCGGATCGGCTCTTACCGAGAGCACGATCGACCAGGCAGAAACGGCTCTGTTTACCGCCAAGGTACCGCCGAGTGCGGCGAAGTACCTGGTGGTTAGTGGTGACGCGTATTCGCAATTGCGCCAGATCACGCGTTTCAGCGAGTACGACACGGCCGCCGATGCCGGCGTGCGGGCCCTCATCGACGGGTCGGTGGGGAAGATCAAAGACTTCTTCGTGTTCCGGTCCCAGTTCGTTTCGAAGACCGGCACGACGCCGGTGAACACGCACAACCTGGCATTCGCGAAGAACGCGATCGGCCTGGTTGTCCGCCGTCTGCCGCAGCCTATTCCGGGAACCGGCGCGATCGCCGAGTACGCGGAGCTGGGCAATTTCGGCATGCGGGTCACGATGAGCTATCAGCCGAACACGCTGGCTCAGCAGTTCACGGTCGATGTGCTGTACGGCGCAGGCGTGCTGCGGAACAACCACGCGGTTCAGGTCAACAGCTAGACAGCAGTTACGAGTGGCGAGTAGCGAGTGACGAGAGGGCGGGGCGGGGACGTACAGTTCCCGTTCTGCCCGTAAGGAGAACACAAATGGATTTGAAAATTTTTTATCAGAAGGTCCGTGATGCGGAAACGCAGATCGCGGACGATCCGACGGTGGTTGTCAGTTTCGAGACTAGCGATGGCGGTAAGGCAGACGTTCTGTCCGAGGTGCCTCGCCCAGTGGCGGCTCGCATGATCGTGGAAGCCAAAGCGCGGAGGGCCAGCGAACAGGAAAGCGCCGAATACCGGCAGCAAATGGAAGGCGCGCGCCGGCGCGTCGAGGAAGAGGCCAGCGTGCGGCGCGTGCAGGTCACGGTGATCTCCGAGTCGGAGCTGCGCTCGATCCGAGCGAAGGACAGCTCGAAGGAGTAATCGATGCTGTTCACGGATACAACTCCGGCGGACAAGGAAACGCTGCGCACCTTTGAATCCGCCATCCTCGACGTGGCTGCCGGCGAGGGAATCGATCTCGACGCGAAGCTGCAGATTGCGGCCGAGCAGGTCGGCGATGAACTGGAGATCTGGCTGAAGCAGGCGGGATCGAGCCCGACCTCCTGGGTTATGGATGTCGGTCCTACCTGGATGGCGCCAGTGTTGAACTCGGTCGTGGTCAGCCCGGCGATACGCCGGTGGCACGCTCTCCAAACGCTCGAATCCGTCTACCGCGACGCTTACTTTCAGGAGTTAAACGACCGGTTCAAGGGCAAATGGCAAATGTACAGCGAGCTGCGGCGCGAGGCGCGGGACCAGTCTTTCGCATACGGCATCGGTATCGTGGGAGCCCCCATTCCGATCGGGCCAGTTCCGGCATCCGGCATGGCTTTGGGCGATTCCGATTCGGCTCCGGTTTATGTTCAACTCACGTGGGTGTCCAACTCGGGAGCAGAGGGCGCTCCAGGCGAGGTGTGCAGCCTCGTGGCGCCGGTGGGGATGCAGGTCACTGTGTCGATCACACAGCAGGCCCCGAAGGGGTGCTCGTGGAACGTGTACGCAGGAGCTTCGGCCGATCAATTGACGCTACAAAACGCGGCGCCACTCGGGCAAAACGACCTGTGGACGCAGACGGCTCCCCCGTCGACGACAGGGCGGCTAATCGGACTGGCCAGACGGCGGACTACATTCTGATCGACAACAGACGGATTCAAAGGGGCTGACATGGCGAGCATCGGGACTCTCGTTTCGTCGCAGGTCGCTAGTCTGCTGCGCGCTACGAATGCGGGCGTAGGAGCACAGATGGCGGAACTTTCAATGGAGAGTGGTGTTGAAGTTGCCGCCATCGCTCCGGCGCAGATTCTCGAGCAGAGCGCGCTACCACACGATTACCCATCGGCGGAGCGCTTACCCGCGATTTACGTTACGTGCGAGAGCCTGTCGAACTTGCAGACGGAGAAAGGACGCCGGTTCTCCGGCAAAGCGCGGGTGGTTGTTGAATGCCGTCTATCGCAGGACCGCGTGGACGGTTTGGATGCAAAGGTACGGCTGGTCGCGGATGCGGTGACCGAGACTCTCTTTGAGAGCCGCGGTAACTGGACAGACTCGATGTTTTTCGGCGGCGGCTATGAAGTGCAGTACGGACCGATGAAACGCGGCGGCAAGAACGTGGTGCAGTCGGCGCGGATCACGATTGAGGTTGACGTAAGCAGTAACTGAACGGAGCTACGAAATGTCAGGATATATCTCGTCGAACGAGAACAGATTTTACATTTCCGCCGAAAGTGTGTACGGGACAGCGGCAGCTGTAACGGCCGCTAACCGGATCCCAGCCGTACAGCTCAAAGTCAGTCAGCGGAGCGAGTCGCGGCCGCGGCGAGATAAGACCGGGAGCCGGACTTATGTTGGCGTTCCGAATGGCGGCCGGCGAACGACGAAATTCGATCTCTCGACCTACATGACGGCGTGGACAAATACGGCCGCGGGACCCTGTTACGGACCGCTGTTCGAGGCTGCCCTGGGCGCGGGAGTGAGCCTATCCGGCGGAGGCGCTGCGATCCAGCCGAACGGAACGACCGTGGCGTTTTCGCAGCCGCACGGGTTGCAGTTCGGCCAAGGCATATCCGTAGGCGATGAGATCAGGTTCGTCGCGGCGGTTGCGGACAGCCGAACGGTCGTGTTGAACGCTCCGTTCTCGACGGTCGGATCGACGGCCGGATCCACCGCGACCTATGTTCCGACGACTGAGTTAAAGAGTTACAGTCTTTTTGACTACTGGAGCCCGAATAGCACTGTACAGCGGATCCTATGCGGATCGGGTATCGACAGGCTTCGCATTCGGGTCAACGCCGACTACCAGATATTCGAATTCAGCGGTGAGGCGGCCGACGTCGTCGATAGCTCGAGTTTTGCGAGCGGGCAGGCGGGACTGACACAGTTCCCAGCGGAGCCGACCCTTTCCGACTTCGACCATTCGATCGTTCCGGGCCACTTGGGCCAGGTCTGGATGGGCGGTATCGCCGGACAGTTTTTCACACTGACTTCGGCGGACATCACACTGCAAAATGGACTGGCCCTGCGATCACGTGAGTTCGGATCGTCGATCGCGCGGGGATTGAACGCAGATACGCGGAATGTCACCGCGGTGTTCTCGGTATTCGCCCAGGACGATGCTTCGACTCAGGCACTGTACCAGGCGGCGCGTCAATGGTCGCCTGTGGGCCTCATGTTCCAGTTAGGCGAGCAAGCGGGGCAGCTATGCGGGGTTTACCTTCCCGCCGTAATGCTGGAGACTCCGGACTTCAACGATTCCCAGACGCGGCTGCAATGGTCGTTTACGGGCCGGGCCCAAGGAGACACGGACGATGAACTGTTTATCGCTTTCGCGTAGAACGACGGGCTACTCGAGCGTCGTTTGGCACCGGTCCAAGGCACAGCCTGGTGTTCGGTTCGGGGTCGCACGGATATCGTTCGGCCGGCGGCTCGAGATCGCCCGCGAAATACGGGCGCTCGGGCAGAAGCTGGAATGTCTGGAAGCGGGCAACAGCATCGCCGAGAAGGCGGAAGCCAGCATCGCTGCCGCCGAAATCGACCGGGTGTATCTACGGTGCGGGCTTGTGGCAATTGAGGGTCTGGAGGTCGATGGCGCTCCGGCATCCGCGGAATCACTGTTCGAGGCGGGACCGGATGATTTGACCCGCGAGATCTTGAACGCAATTAAGGCCGAGTGGGGGCTTTCCGAAGAAGAACGAAAAAACTGATCATCGCCTTCCATTTCTTATCAGGGAGCCAGGCCGGATGGGAGTGCGAAGCATGTCGTTGCGGCGGCCTGGCTGAGCGAAGGCGGTGCCGTTTTGCCGGATTTTCGAGCCATGGTTCAAGGCCGGTATGGGTGGTTGGGAATGCGGTGGCATTTCATTGTCCCAAGTCACTCATTACCGCCGATGAAATACACGCTGTTGAGCAGTTTCGCGCATGGAAGCTGGCCGGGATGCCGGATTTCAGGACACTCCCGGCACGCGTAGCGGATGCATTGATGGTACTCGAAGCAGAATATCGATCGGAACTGAGACATGAGTAACTTGAAGAGTCAGATATCGACATTCCTCGGGAGTAGCACGGCCGGGCGGGCCGGAACGGACCGGCTGTTGAGTGCCGGGAGCTCGGGCAACTCATACGAGAGCCTTGATCAGCTAATCTCGACCACGGCCGAGGCCCTGGCGGACTTGCAATCGGCGATTCAGGCGCAGGCCAGCTCGATGGCGGCTGCGACGAGCGCGGCGCGAAGTTCCAGTACGGCAAGTGCGTCGAGTCCCGACAACGGCTTCGTCCAGGCGGCTGAATCCATACTGGGAGGCTTCACGCTCAGTCCGATCGTCCGGGGGCTGATGTCATTGTTCGGGGGCGGTAGGGACGACAGCACACCCGCGGCCTTACCTAAATATGTGGCGCCCCCGAGTGTCTCGATCTCCGGGGGATTGGTGGATAGCGCGAGCGGGCCCGTGGGGGTGGATTACGGACAGAACGGTCAGCCTCGGGCGATGACGAATGCGGCAGCGCCAGCGCAGATCACGGTAAATGTTCAGGCGATGGACACGCAGTCTTTTCTCGACCGCAGCGACGATATCGCGCGCGCGGTGAAACGGGCCATGCTCGAGTCCAGCAGCCTGAATGATGTCGTTTCGGAGTTATAACTATGGCCGACTTTCCGACTCTCTCGACTGGCGCGATCACGCAGTATCCATCCGAACGGCGGACCGGTTACGCCAACACGGTGCTTCGGTTCGTGGATGGATCGGAGCAGCGCTGGAGAGAACAGAGCTCACACCTGCATCGCTGGGTGTTGAAGTTTTCATTACTCGACGAAACCGAAGCGGCGAAGCTGGCGTGGTTTTTCGAAGGGCAGGCTGGGCGGGCAGGTCACTTTTCGTTTCAGGATCCGTGGGACGGCGCGGTTTATCCCGATTGCAGTTTCGAGCAGGACACCCTGCCAGTTGACTACGCCGGTGAAGGGCGTGCGGCGGCCGTGGTCACGATTCGGGAGAACAAGTGATGCTCGTGTTTCCACAGTTGAACAGCGGCGCTCTCGTGCAGACCTCATTTCGCCGCACCAGCGAGACTCGAACGGAAGCCAACCGCCTGGCTGACGGGAGTGAAGTCCGCGGCCCCGACGATAGTGCCGCGGCAGTGAGTTGGGAGGTCGCGTTATCCGAGTTGTCAGACGTGGAGCTGAACAGTATTTCGACGCTCTTCGATGCGGTCGAAGGGCGCGTAGGGACATTTGTTTTCCTGGACCCCGCCGGGAATCTGCTGCAGTGGAGCGAGGATCTATCGCGGAACTGCTGGCAGAAGGGCGCGATGCTGCAACTTCTTCCCGGCATTGCCGACCCTTTCGGCGGGACAGGCGCGGTGCGGGTGACGAACGCGGGACAGAGTGCGCAGGACGTTTCACAGGGCTTGGCGGCCCCTGCGACGTTCTTTTACTGTCTCAGCGTGTACGCCCGCACCGCGGCGGCCGGCTCTGTGAGCCTCTTCGTTCAGGCGGGGCAGAGCCGGCAAATCGCGGTGTTCGATTTGAGCCCGGCATGGCGGCGATGTTCTCTGGCCTGGAACGCTGGGATCGGCGTGGACCAGGTGAGTTTTGGCGTGGAGCTGGCGCCGGGTGCGAGCGTCGAGTTTTACGGGTTTCAGGCGCAGGCTCAGCCGGTCGCTTCGTCGTATCGAAGAACGCTGGATGCGAGTGGCGTGTATTCGGCGGCGAGGTTCGACGCTGATGAGTTCGCGGCGGTGACGGATGCGCCTGGAAGGCATTCGTCGAGTTTGCGGATTGTGAGTCGGCGAAACGGGAATGGATGATCGGCGGGGACCCGCTCCCTTACAGTCGCGGCTCGGAAGGATCAAGCATTCACACGAAGGGAACAAATAAGGAGCCAGGTGCGTGAAGACGATTGATGGACTGAAACACATGGAGTGCCCGGAGACACCGCTATTTCTGTTTGAATGCACGATGGCTTCGGGCGAAGTCGAGCGGTGGAGCACGCACCACGTGACCTTTAGCGGGAACGAGTACCGCGCGCGCGTGCTCGGCCATAGCCTGTTCGAGCTGAAATTGTCGAGCGATGACGGGGCAGACACGGCTTCGAAGATCATCCTTACTCTCGCGAATGCCGACTCCTACTTCTCGGTTCTGGAGGGCACGACGGGGTTCAAAGGCGCTCAACTAACTATCCGGTTTTTGTTTTACGCACTGAAGGACGGCCAGGCGGCAAGCGAGAGCCGCGTGCTGTTTCGCGGTATTGCCGGATCGCCCGATGAAATCACGGCGAGCACATTGCGAGTGACCTTTACTAACCGGTTAAGCCTTCAGCGTGTCGCGCTGCCGCAGGTGCGGATTCAGAAACGATGCCCTTGGGCTTTTCCCCAGACCGCCGACCAGAGAGTCGAAGCCGTCGACGGCGGCGCGAAGGGTAAGTTCTCGCCCTATTACCGGTGCGGATACTCGGCTGGGGCGCCAGGTGGTTGCGGCAACCTGGATGCGAGTGGAAAGCCATATACCAGTTGCGCTTTCACCAAGGCAGATTGCACGGCCCGAGGCATGTACGACAAGGATTCCTCGGGCCAGACTACGCGGCGTTTCGGGGGAATTCAATTTGTTCCATCCACGGTCGAGGTGCGAGCGTTCGGTGAGAAGAGCTCGCATCTTGCGGCGGTCCAGACTAACGAGGCCAAATACAACGACGTGGTTCCGCTGCTATACGGGACGGCCTGGTACGCACCGCCGATCGTATGCGCCCGCAACGACGGGAACCTGACTCGGATGGAGGTGCTCCTCGGCTGCGGCGAGATCACGTCGGTCCTCAAGGTTGTTGTGAACGATATTGAGATCCCCGAGGGCGTTGCAGGAGCGAACATGACCGCGACAGGCTGGTACAACGTGATCACGACCGGCACGCGAACCGGCGCCTTCAATCCCGATTTCGCGGATGCGTCCGGCAACCCACTTGGAGACCCATACGGCAGCATGGGCATGATGAGCGTGGTTGTCCCGAACAGGGTCTCCACCGGCGAATCGCTGCCGCGGATCAAGGTCCTCGCACAAGGCCGGAAGCTGCAGCGGTTCGACCAGAGCGGGAATTCGCTCGACGAGGTTTTCACGAATAATCCAGGGTGGCTTCTGCTGGATGTTCTCCGGCAAAGCGGCTGGGAGACGGGGGACATCGATCTGGCTGCATTGGCGGCGGCCGCGTCCTATTTCGACCAGCCAGTTCCGGTTCAGGACCTGAACGGGAATCAAACGACGGCACCCCGATTTGAATGTAATCTTGCTTTGCAGACTAGAAAGAGCGCGGCCGACCTGGTCCGGGGAATCCGGAATAACTCGATGGCACTGCTGAGCTATTCGCCTGACGGTCTGCTCCAATTGCGCGCAGAGAATACGATTGCTCTACAGCAGCCCGCAAAACCATCCGGATCGAATTCTGTCGAGAGTCTTGGCGGCGGATGGCCCGCTTATGAGTTCAGCGACGACTCGACCTTTTCGGGGATCTTACGGCGCAGTAACGGCGAGCCGTGGTTCCGGGTTTGGTCGCGTGGTCTTTCGGAAACGACAAACCGGTTCAGCATAGAGTTTCAGGACGAGTTTAACGAGTATCAGCAGGACAGCCTATCACTCGTCGACATCGACGATGCCAATTTGACGGGCCAGGAACTAAGTGGGTCAATGGCGGCGCTTGGCCTCCCGAACTTTGACCAGGCTGGGCGGGTTCTTTCGCTTGCACTTAGCAAGTCGGTCGACGGGAACGTATTTGTCGACTTTGGGACCAGCGTGCGGGCGTTTGGTCTCACTCCGGGGGACATCATCGCCCTGACCTATTCGAAAGCGGGCTTCGATCGTATCCCTTTTCGGATTGTGAAGATTGCGCCGGCGGTGAATCATCGCACCGCGCTTATCACTGCCCAAATCCACGATGACATCTGGTACACGGAGGCTGGAGCCGACCATCCGGGCGGTCACAGGCACGCGCGGGAGAGCACAATTCCACGACCGCTCGTCGGCAGCGTCGTCGATGAGAACGGGCAGGTGCAGTTCGACATACAGGAAACACTGCATGAGTCCGCCGACGGAAGCGCTTCTGTTCAGCTCAGCGTGGGTTTTCATCCACCCACGACCGTCGCGGTCGGTGCACCGCCCATTCCCGTGTTGAGTCTTACGCCCATCATTCGCGAGTCCGGCGGATCTCTTCCCGCCGGCGTGTATTACTATGCGGTGAGCGCGGTCGACTCGGCCGGGAACGAGAGCCCGGTTTCTTTCAGCGTGAGAGCGACAGTACCGGCGGGCTCCTCATCGAATACCGTGATGCTTCAGGATCTGAGTTTTGGCTCGGGCACCGTGAGTATGAATGTTTACCGGGGTAGCACTCCGGGAACGCTGGTTCAGCTTGCTTCGAGCCTGCCCCCCGCGAGTTCGTACGTGGACGACGGGACCGCGCAACCTCGACTGATCGGACCGCCCGATCCTAATTATGATCATGCGAATTTTTACTGGCGGCTCGAACTGCAGCCAGAGGCCGGCGTAACGGTCCATTCGGCCAACACCGTCGGATGCGCGGACCTGTCGATGAATCCCAACGAGTTTAGGGGTTCGCTCGTTCGCATCACTCGGGGGCTCGGGGCCAATCAGGAGCGGAGCATCATAGCGAATGACGAGACAACGCTGACGGTCGCGCCGAAGTGGGACATAGAGCCCGACAGCAGCAGCTTCTTCGTCGTCGCCGAGCCGAGTTGGCGGTTTGGGGCTCTTACAACAACCGGTCCTGCAGTGTTTGAGATCCCGGACCGGACCGATGCGACGGTGCATGTATCCGGACGGGCGGCCAATGTTTATGACGAGGAGTGCTCTCCGGATTTGTGCCCATTAACCAGGCACCGGATCGGTGGAGGCGGGGCGGATACGGATGTACCGCCGGCGCCGCAGTTCGCACTGTATGCGCCCGGCGACGGAGCAGTTGAACTCACCGGCATAGCGTTTTCGGACTTGTCGAACACAAAGACGGTCACGGCGGGAACTCTGACCCTTCGGTACATCGATGAGCTCAAAGGTGCGGATCAGACCGCGCTCGGTGCGGCTGTTGACGACCAGGCTACGACGCTCGCGCTCGGTGCGGCGGGTACGGCGCAGGCGGGTGACTTGCTTCTGGTCGAGGAGGAGCTGATGAGCGTCACCTCAGTTTCGGACGACCAGTTGAGTTTCGTCGTCTCGCGCGGGTCGGACGGATCGACGGCTGCGGCCCACGCGGCCGGCACTAATATCATCCGGCTGGCACATTCGACCGACATCGTTCCGTTCGTTCGCGATTTCTTCGGCAGCCCTGCGAGCGGTGAATACGCTCATTCGATCACGATGCCGGATGTGAGGATCTGCGCCGCTGAACTGTTCCTGACCAATGTACAGGGCAGCGGGCCGGTGGCGCGAATCGCGTTTACGAATCTTGTCGACGGCGGGCTTCGAACACTCGCGGGCGGACAATATTCGATTCAGATTGATGGCTTCCTTGCGGTCCAGTCGCAGGCGGGGCCGGCCATTGTCGTGGATGCCGACCACTCCGTTCACGATGTCTTCGCGATCTTAGGGTCGGCGCCTGTGGGCGGTCCCGTCCAGTTGCAGATAAACCAGAATGGCAACACCTGGACGGTGATCTCGATTCCGGACGGCGCTACGGCATCCGCCGTGACCAGCGGCCTAGGTCTTGCGCCGCTAAGGGCCAACGATCAACTCACGCTAGAGGTCGTTTCGGTCCCTCAGGCAGACGGGTCGTTTCCCGGCCGGGACCTGACCGTGTCGATCCGGCTGTAA